AGTAAATCTCTTATTTCAACTAAATCTCCAACACTTCTAGCGTGAGGAATTGCTGTAGTTACATCTCCACCTGTAGGACCTGTAAACCCTATATCATTACCATCAATTCTAACGCACTCATCTACTTTATGGTTAGCTGAACCGTTAACTATATCAACTTTAGGAGTTCCACCGCCTTTAGTATTAACTCTATAGAGTGATGGACCACCAACTTCTGGATATGTTTTTGCACCGTTAGAACAAGTATAATTTAATCCCCATAATCTTACTTTATTAGTTGCTAATAATCCGTGAGCTGTAGAAGTGTGAATTGTAATAACACCTGAACCGTGAGCATATGGAGCGTTAGTTATTGTTAAAGTAGTATCATCTGCTTTTCTAACTGTACCACCACTTACATAAGTATGAGCATTGGTGTCAGTTCCCATTTGAATTTCAAAAGAATTAGCAGTTATATTATATTGACTAACTTCAAATTCTCTTGAAGAAATTCCACGAATATTATTATAAACGTCTTCCGTACCGCCGATACCACCAGACTGTTCTTTTATTTCTCTAATAGCGTGATGTTTTGCGTGTTTAACAGCATATGCTAATGTTTTATAAGGTTGACTTTCTGATCCTGAATCACCATCTACTCCTGTTGGAGAAACCCATATAACATTTTTAGCTGAATTACCAGACCATAGAACATCAAAACCATCATTAGTTAATACTGAACCTGGAAGACCTATAGGTAATCTAGCAGTACCAGCTTCGGACTGCGTAATCATATCACCACGAGTCTGTAATACAGCACCAGAGTCACCTAAAGCAATTCCTTGCCAAACTGTTCCATCTGTACCTGGTTCTATATTAAGAACTTGGTCTTTTAAATTTACATAAGAGTTAGCAAGATATCTAACTGTTTCACCAATATTATAAGTTGTAGATGTACTATATGCACCTGTCCATTTAAATCCTTCAACTACTAAAGACCAATAAGTTGTATTTACAAAACCAGTATTTAATGAAGGTCTTTGACTTTGAGCGTCTAATACGCATACATAAGAATTACCACCATACTGAACTGTATCACCAGTTTTGTATAATGTTCCGTGTACATAAACACCTTGTGCTTTAAAACCTGTAGTTACTACATCCCAAAACTTTTTATTTGACCGATTATAAATAAAGTTTGAAATATTTTTATCTGCGCTTGTAGTATATGAAATCTTTTGAGAAGTACCACCACTTACATAAGTATGAACAATTGCTGATTTATCAGTAGCAACAACATATGTACTTGAATCAGGTACATCATAAACTTTAAATATTCCTGAATAGTTTGTAGTATTAGGATATGTTTTTTGTCCTGTTGAACATTCAACTACTATACTATCTAATTTAACTAAATCATTTCTACTTAATCCGTGAGTAGCAGATGTTACTGTAATAAGTCCTGTTGCATTATCATAAGAAAAACCAGTAAGAGCAGTTGAACTTCCAACATTTGAAACTGTTGCTAATTTAACTGTACCACCACTTACATAAGTATGGTCAATATTACTTGGTGCTAAAAAGATACTTAATTTTGTAGCTGATGGACTTGCTTTAACAGGATAAAGTCCTGAATAAGGTGCTTGTGGATAAACTTTAGTTCCAAAAGCACAAGTTGTTTGAACTCCAAATACATCTATTGTATCACTTGCTGATAATCCGTGCGTTGCTGTAGTAATTACTACTTTACCAGTTGCTGTATTATAAACAAAACCTGTAATTGCTAATCTAGTACCATTAGATTTAAGAACCGTACCACCACTAACATAAGATTGTGCAATAGCACTTGTTCCTAATTCAATTTGGAAATTAGTTGCTGTTAAATTTGTTGCCTCTACTGTAAATTGAGTAGAAGTTGAGTGTATTGGATATGTTTTCTGTCCTGTATCACATTGTACTACTATATCTCTTACTTCAATTAAATCGGAAACACTTCTTCCGTGAGCAGTTGATGTAGTAATATCTCCACCTGTTGTTTCTTGTACAGCTGGAGTTCCTGGTGTATTGCCAGAAGATTCATTTGATTGAACATAAACATAAGAATACCCACCATAAGTTACTACATCACCTTGTTGGTAAACTGTAGCAGCGTTATAAGAATCTTCAAATTGTAAACCTTCTGAATAAACTGAAAAATTTTCTTCAGCAAAATCTGATAGAGCACCACCCGAAGTATGAGCAACAATACATTTATATTGATATGCACCAAATTTAACAACATCATCTAATTTGTAATATGTGTTAACTTGGAAGTCGCCTTTAAATGCTAAACCTTCACTATAGATATCAAAGTTTCCTAAAACTATATTGATATCTCCACCAGCCGCTGATGTATGTTCAGTAGTACATCTATATGTTCTACCACCATACTTAACTAGGTCGTTTAATTTGTATTGTGTACTAGAAGCATAATCACCTTTAAAAATAATACCATCACTAAATTGTTCAAATTTAGACTGGTCTAAAACTGTGCCTGATGATGTGTATTGAGTAGTACAACGGTATTGTTTACCACCATAAGAAACTAGGTCGTTTAATTTGTACCAAGTTCCGTCAGCATATGCACCTTTAAAGTAAAATGATTCTTGGTGTAATTGCCAATATTCTGTAAATGTTCCAGGACTTGTATAAAAATCTTGTTCTGTTGCTGGTGACGTGTGGTTTTGAATACACACATAAGCATTACCACCATATTTTGCGATATCATCAATGACGTAGCCAGTTGTTCCTGCCCAATCGCCTCTCCATTTGAATTTTAATCGTCCTAATTTAAAATCTGCCATTTTTCTCTCTTTTTACCTACTAATTTTATCCATCTTATACAGCACTTTGATAAGTTGTTGTATTAACAGGTGCTGTTAAATCCTCAAAAGTATTAAAGTCATCAATTGCTAATTCTGACCTGTTTACTATTTGATTTGCTCTTCTAACTAAATCCCCACTAGTACTATTTATAAGAAAAGTAGTTGTGGTATCTTCTGAATATTTAATTTGTTGGTACCTATCACTATCGTTATTATAGTATCTTTTATTAATTTGACCAACCACAATACTAGCACCTGTCGCTGGAATTAATACGAAATTTAGTGATGTTCCACCTGTTAATGTATAGGTTGAAAATGCTTCTTGTCTAACACCATCCATAAAACAAGCTATTCTTGTTTCATTTAAAACTGGTGTTGATATTGTAAATTGTTTGGTAGCACCGTCACCTGTGAAATATTGAACTTCAAACATCTCTAATCTTTCTTCAAGGTAATCTCCTTCATCTCTAGCAACACTATCAGATTTACCATCTTCATAGTACTTTGATACTTCTATTGGTTGAGTAGTAAAATTTGGATCAATAGAAGATAGATAACACATACCCTCTTTAGTACGTCTTATACCATTGAATACTTTTTGTTTTTTGATTTCTCCTGGGATTATATAAGCCATTTTATTTCTCTATATTTATTTATTAAGTTATTGCCAATATACTTGCTACTGCCTCAACATCAACAGAAGTTGAATCAGGAGAAGGATCAGCGACCACTCTTAATATGTCATTGTTCTCCAAATTTACTGGTTTATCTAAAGTTAATGTATTACTAGCAGGAACTTCTAAATTTCTACCTATATGTCTATAAGTTGTTCCACCGTCAGTAGTAACTTTTACATTAACTCTTGCTGTACTGTATCCACTTTTATTTGAAATATATAATGCGTGAATTACAGCAGTTTCAGAACCGCCTGCTGTATATAAATCTGCTGAGGAATTATCTAAAACCCCTACAGTCATTCCTGCATTTTTAAATGTTGACGGCATAATCTTTCAACAAACCTATGAACCAAAAACTACAGAATATGCTAATGCGTCATCCGAAGTACCAATAGTACCTGAAGTGTTAGGTAATTTTAATATTCTATCTGCTGTTGGTTCTTCTACTGATAAAGTAGTTTCAAACGCATTTTCTAAATTCCCTTCAAATATAAAATTTGATCCGTTCATAGTAATATCTCTATTTGTAATAGAACCATTACTAGTTGCGTCTTGCAAAGTTACCGAACCTGCACCACCAATTTCTTTAATCTGTCCAGCTGATTTTTTTATATAAAATTTACCATCTGTTACATTAACAGCCAACTCTCCAACATCCATATTATTTGCGTCTGGAATACGAGTTGCTACTTCTGTACGGTATGGTTTTATTTTTGTTGCCATAGTTTATTTCTTCCTTTTTAATTTCGCCCTAAATTTAATTCTATTTACTAATTTTGTTTTAGATAATCTTCTATCTAATTCAATTCCTAATTTTCTACCAATTCTCTCTAATTCTTTTTTTGTTTTGTTCTTTAAATCTTTAATTGTAATAGTAGTAGTCTTTGGTTTAACTGGTTCGTAAGAACTAACTGTTTTATTAATTAATCTTTTTATCCAACCAAACATTAGAAAGTTCCTCCATCTACTGTAGTTACTTCAACGTCACCAGCTGTTATTGTAAAGTTATCAGCAGAAAAAGAAGCAACACCAATGTTTGATGTACTTGCTAATTCTCCAACTATTTGTAATTGATTGCCACTAGCAATTGTATTAATTCCTTCACCTGCTAAAAATTCTAAAGTGCCTCCAATTGAAACTTGTCCTTGTGTTGAAGACTCATCTTTGAAATAAAGAGGATCAGCAAATTTAGCACCTGTTAAAGTATTATTTGCAATCATTGAATCTGTAACACCTAAAGGTTTAACTCTTATTTGGTCACCTGAAACTTCAATTGAACTATTATCAGGATTTGTATCTATCGTATTACCATCTTTAATCAAACCTGCACCTGCAGTAATTTGACCTGCACCAGAAAATTGTGATACATCTAAATCAGTTGTTCCAAATACTGGTTGTCCTGTATGTGTAAATGTATATCCATTGTTAGAACCAATAGTTCCTTCTTCTACAAATACAAATGAACCACCACTTAATTCAGATGGTTGGTCTTCTGGAGTTGCTCTTGTTAATATAAAAGGAGTTGATCCAGTACCAACTTGGTCAACTTTATAAATACCGTTTTCGGTTGCGTCTGTTTGGTCTTTAACTAAAAGTCTATCGTTAACACTTAATGCTATATCGTCAACTGATATTGCACCGTTAAAATCTGCTGTTAATGTTGCACCAACACCTAATGTTCCATTATTATAAGTTGCTACTAAATCAGCAGTTGTTGCTGCTTTACAAGATGGTTTAGTATCTAAACCTTGAGCAACTTGGTCAACGTATGCTTTGTTTGCAACTGATTGATTTTGAAATCCTGCTCTATCTTCATAACCACTTGGTAAAATAACTGTACCTGTTCCGTGTGGTGTTAAATTAATATTTTTATTTGCCGCTGTTGTTGTAACTGATTGACCGTCAATTGTAATGTCATCAATTACTAAAGAAGTTAATCCTGCAATATCTGTTTCAGTAGCACCTAAAGTTAATACTGAACTACCTAATGTTGTAGTAGGATTTGCTAAATTAGAATTTGATATACCTGCACTACCCGATAAATTTGAATCTGTTAATGTGTTCGCCTGAATTTCTACATTGTTATCGGTAACAACTGTATCCATACCTGCGCCACCAGCGAAAGTTAATGTTTCAGCTGTATTGTAAGTATCTGTTCCTGTATCACCTGCTAAATCAATATATTGATTAACAGTCATAAACTCTAAATTACCAGCACCGTCAGTTTTTAAGAACTGACCAGGAGAACCATCAGCACCTGGTAATGCAAATGTTGTTGTAGCTGATAGTAAGTTAGGTGCTTTAAGTCCTACAAAGTTAGTACCGTTATTAGTACCTTCATTAAATTTTATTGTTCCACCTACACTAGTAGAATTACCTACAATGAATTCGTCTATTGCTTTATTTGAATCTATTATTACAGCACCGTTTGCTGTTAATGTACCTTGTACGTGATCCAAAATTTCAGCGAAATATTGTCCACCGATAACTGATATATTATTTGCGTCACCATTTCCATCAACTCCACCTTCCCCAATGAATAATCTATCTCCTAGATTACCTTGAGTTCCTGTTCCATAAGTAAATGCTAATTCCCCAAGTTTTAATGTAGCTGGTGCCGAAGTACTTGATGAACGTTTTATCTGTATTACTGTTGCCATATGCTATTTTTTAAAAACTCCCACAATTAAATAATAGTGTTCCTGTTGTAGTAACTATTTCGGTTCTAGTTACAAATTTATTATCACTAGACCTATATTGAATCATTGCGCCATCATCTAAATGTGTTGTGTCAACATCACCAAGAAGAGCAAATTTTAGGGAAGAATTTTGTACTGCTACCGTAGATGGTAAAGTTACCGAAACTGCCTCTGGACCATCTCCAGTATTTACATTTATATTTGCTGTTGTAGTAGTTTTTTGCCCTACCGTGGCTGTAATATCTGCCATCCAATTCTCTCCTGTGAATATTTATAATATTTAATTAGACAGTAACCTGTGGTCTTACAGTTATAATGCCTTCAATAACTCTAGTAACTCCAGCATCCTTTGTAATCTCAAGGTCGTACACATATCTCTCAGCATCCAAATCACCTGTTTCTGTTGCTGTTAATGAGAGAGTAACTACTCCTGTGGTAGCGTCTGCTGCTATTGAAGTAGACATATTAATTCTTGTTCTTGTGGAAGCAAAACCTTTAGCCATCTTCGCCGCCGCCGTATAACCAGTTAGGTCAAACGCCTGTCCATTAGCATCCTTTACAGTTACGTCTGAACTAAAGGTTGCGCCTTGGTCTATCGTTAGATTAGCTATTGCTGCCATTTACTTTTTCTCGGATTCTGGTACTTCTTTTTTAATCAATTTGACTATTTTTTCGTTGTAATATTTAGTTAAAACATCTATCTTTTCAATCTCAATTAAATGTCTAGTTTTGCTTACCTGGATTTCTTGTCTTACTGCTATGCAATTCTGTAATTCAGGACTAAACTTCGTTTCATCATACTCTTTTTTGTCAATTGTTATCATACATTTATCTCCATTTTTAAACTCATATTACTATTTATACAGGTATAAATAATAATGTTACATATTAAAAGGAGAATATTTATGAGTTTCTGGACACTAATTACATACACCAGACCAAATACTGATACGGAGTGGTATCAAGTTAATGATGAAGCAAAAGCATATATAGAAAGCTTAAAAGCAGATGATGGAGCTAATCCATCTATTATATCTTACGAAAAGCTTGAGTCAAATGATGGTTTAAAGCAATATTATAAATTAAATTACAAAGATGGAGCAACTGCCGATTTATTACAAGAAAGTGATATAGGAGTTGCTAATGAAACTGCTAGAGAAAACTATTGCTCAAGTAATAATATAGTATTTACTGAGGAACTAGTTGGTGAAACTGAACCTTCAGTTACGCTTTAATTCACGGTAAGGTAAATTAAAATTTTTATAACCATCAACGTCTAAAATTGCAACATTTTGCCAGCAAAAAATATCGTTTGGATTTTCATCAACATTTTGATTACAGGTAAAGTACATTTTAGGCAACAGCACTAATTTGTGTTTGTGATTAATATTCCACCTCTTTATCATCTTTTTCATAGCAGCTCTTCTTTTAATACCAGCTATTGAAAAGAAAGGTATCAAGTTTTTTTCTAACGCTATTTTTATATGTAAAGGTAATAAATGAGTTGTAGCAATTCCACCTGTTTGATAAGAATTCAATGTATTACTTCTTACCTTTTTAAAATAATAACATCTATCTAATACTCTTACAAAATTAGAAGGCCAAAATTTACTTTGAAACATTCCTGCCATTGCAATAACTTCATTTTCATATTCTACAATATGATAATTTAAATAATTTGATAGTCTTCTATCAAAATTGTGAAAATTATGATAAGAGTCTTTTACTGCTTTAGATGATAATTTAGATAATGTATCTTTATCATTTAAAACATTTTTTATATTAATATCCGCCTTCATTTGCTACCACGTGTTCAAAGAAAGGTGCAACTTTAAAATCAGGTGTTAATCTACCTCTTCTAGTTTGACCTGCAAAAGGTATTTTACCGCCATTGCCTTTCCAATTTGCTATTTTAAACCATATACCACTTTTATGTAATAGTTTACCTTCTTGTTCTTTTTTTAATGGAAAAATAAAACTATCTATTTCTGGTTCGGTGTTTTGATAGATAGGTTTGTTTCGCCACGATTCAATATAATCTACGCTAAGACCAGTTTGTTTACTTGCCAACCCTATCAAATCATCCATAGTATAATTTCCACTTTCATTATCATACATACTTCTACCAAGATTGCCTACATTTTTTATTCTAGCCATTACATTTTTAACTTCTAATCTTTCAAACATAGATAATAGTCTACTTATTACATCATCATTAATACCTTTTACAATAATTGTTCCTGTGTCAATAAGAAATTTATTATTTTTTAAATTTTCAAGAGCTTTTACTTTTTTAGTAGCACATCTTAACTCATCTATTTTCTCATACCAATCATCATTATCAGCACCATTCATACTAATATAACAATGTGTTAAACCGTGTTGTTTTAAAGTTTTTACATATGAGTCATTTGCTAATCTTAAACCGTTTGTAATTAAAGTACACCTATGACCAGTTTTTTTAATAAGAGTTATCATTTCTGGTAAATCTTTACGCATAGTTGGTTCTGCACCAATAATTCGTATCATTGTTTTTTTAGGAAACTTTTTAATTGCCTCTAACATTTTGTTAATATCCATATCAGGTATTTCTCTATTTGGAATATAACAATTCTTACAATTCATATTACATCTATGTGTAACATCAATTACAACATCTTGAAAAATGTTATTTTCAGGTTCTAGCTCGTAATAATTTGGTATTGTTTTCATTAATCTCCATTTTTCCTAACAATGCAATTCTTTTATCTTTGTTAATATTGTATACCGAATGGTGATAAGCGGAGTTAATAAACCAAACCTCTCCTTCACGCATTATAATTTTATTTTTTTTTGAAATAAATTCGTGTTCGCCTTTTAACATAACAATTAATCTATAATAATAAGGGTTATCTAAATGTTCAGGTATATTTGATTTTTTTTCTAATTCTGCATATCTCCAATCAGATTTATCTATAAAATTTTTTAAGCATTCTATATCAATATTAAAGTAATCTATATGCCTTTGATTATAAGTTTTTCCTGCTGGTGTTAAATAATTATGTTCTACACCATACACACCCTTTCTATTATTAATAGCACGTTCATTACTTATAGGTGTTTTATCAACATCTTTTAATAGAGATAATCTTTTACTTTCTTCAATATTACCAAGATTAATAACTTCAGGAAGTTTTTTTAATCTAGCGTATTGGCGAAGAGTTTTTATATCTGTTTTCATATAAACAATTCTCCCTTTTGGTCTAATTCTGCCAATTTTTCTATTGAATCATAAAAACATATTTGAAAAGTATATCTTGCTTTTTCACTTTTATTATCAACACTATGATTATTTCTAGTTGTAATGATTAAAGGTTTCTCTTTATAATATACAGCTTCATTAAAAGTTTCATCTTCATTATAATATTTTATGGGAGAAAAATCTTTTAATTCTGGATATAATGCCCAAGTAATACAAGACGTTCTTCCAAGGTGGTCATCTTTATGAATACCATAGTTATTGTTACCTATTCCAGTTCCATCATTTGGAGCAAACTTCATAAAAACTGCTATAAAAAAATTCAATTTAGGGTTGGTCTTATTAATCATTTTTTTAACCAAACCTACTATAGGAACAGCTCCTTTGTATGTACTAACAACTTGTATTCCTGTAGGTGTTCCTTTATAAGTTTTATAATTTTCATAATTATAACTCATTGCTTCAGACAAAAGTTGCTTTCTTTCATCAATACTTATTATATCATTTATACATTGGTATGAGTTCATTTAACTACTCATCATATTATGTAATATTAAATCAGTAGATTTTTCTGTTAAGATAGTATTTGCTACTATAAACATTGATTCTTGTTTACTTGTAAATACTATATGTTCTTTAGCAGTATTTAAAAAATATAATCTTCCGTATTCAAAATTCAAAACTTTATTATCTAAAATAAAATAATTATATGGTGGATTACAATTATAGATTGGAACAAATAATCTACACGTTGGTAATTCTCTATCAAAATGGTCTCTATGAGATGGAAATTGTCCACCCGCTGACATCTTAATAATATGAGTTCTTCCTAAATGATTTTTAAATTTTGATAATACTGATTCAACATAAGGCCAAAAGGGGGTTAGAGTTTTAAAATCTGGTTCATTAAGTTTTAAATTATTTTCTCTATTATATTCTTTTATTGAATCCAAATCTGGTATGCCAGAAAAATTACCATCCAAACTAGTAATACTTAAACCATACCTAGCAATCTTTTTTCTAGGATTATATTGAACCCATTTATCATCAAATAATTTTAAACCTTCCTCAAATATTTTATACTTTAAATTACAATTCAAAGGAATAAGGTCGCCATATCTTGCTATTGTGTCATATAAGTAACTCATATTTAATTCGTTCTCCTATTATCTTCAATATATTTCTTTACTTCATATTGAGGTTCCCAACCATAACTTGTCATTGCGTCTATGTTTGCTTTGTTGTCAAGTCTTTCAGTATCACCACCAACTCTTTTTTCAGGAGTAATTCCAAAGTAGTCCATCATATCAGTTAACTTATTTGTAATACCTGTTCCTATATCTATTGCACCTGTCTTTTCAGGAAATGCTGTAATTGATTTTTGTCTTAATATAGATTCAATCGCTGAACAAATATCATACACGTGTATAAAATCTCTACTATGATTTGTATTAACATATGGCACATCATTTTTTAAAATTTTTGGTATCAACATAGTATCTCTTGCACCTGGTCCATATACAGTAGTAAATCTCATACCTAAACTATTTGCAGGAGCAATTTGTTCCATACTATACTTACTCATTGCATAAGGATTTCTCCAGGGTTCATATGCAGTACTTGAACTTGCATACAAAATTCTTGTATCTTTAAAATGGTCAAATATTCTTTGACTTACGATAACGTTTTGTTTCCAATAGTCTGTAGGATTTTCAAAACTTTGTCTGACACCAGATAGACCTGCTAGATGTATAACACAATCAACATTATATTTTAAATCACAGGTAAGTAATTCTTTACCTGTACTACGGTCTAAACTAATTACGTTAAAGTATTTTTTTTCTAACCAAGTTGTTAGATTTTTTCCTACAAAGCCACTACCACCAGTTAATAATATATCCATAATTTGCCATTATATCACCAAAAAATTAAAAAGTCAATGTTAACTCTTATTTATCTTCAAATACCAAGTATTTGCTGTTGTTGGTGAGCCATTTGGGAACTCTTGCGCTCTATAATCATCACCATCAACTTGGTGTGTTTGATAATCTCCTGAACCTGTCAGTATTGTATCTGCCATACCAGAACCTCTATTTACTCCAGTTATAAAACTATATTCTATTTTATAACCGTCAACTGAAGCAGCGGCAGTATATTTAATATGGTCTGCTAATAATGTTTCAAAAGCAACTTCTGTATATTCTTGTATATCATTATCACTTGCTCTTACAAAAACTGGAACTTTTGTTAAAGTATTATCAACACCATCTACTCTATGCAAAAAATATTCCTGCATTGTTGTAGGTTGGTCTATTGCCTCAGCACCAATTGTATATGTGCCTGACGCTTGACTTGTAAAATTTTGACTTAATGTTAATGTAGTGCCAACAATTTCAGTTATAGTAGTTGGACTTGTAGATTTATCTGGAAGAGTTGAGTTGTCTTGTCTAAAAATTGTCATACCAACTTCCAAATCAGTTACATTATTTACAGTTATTGTATTTGTGCCACTTGCACCAAGACTAGAATAAGATTTATCAAAGTTTTGTCCTATCCCAGCAGCGTCACCTGTATAAGCAGTTGTATCTGCTTGAGTATTTACAAAAGTTGGTGTTGGGTCTACTAAAGTAGAACCTGCAACAACATTTAAATTACTAATATGATATGTTCCTGCTTGTTCTTGCGTTGTAGTCGCCGCTGTCAATAAATCAATAGCAGGATGTATAAATGTATCTTTAACATCATCTAACGTCATTGGTTGAATATCATTAGTTGCTGTTCTATAACAAGGCCAAGTTTTTCCTGTATCAGCTGGAGCTGAACCAGAGGTAACTGTTTGGTCTATAGTGTCATAAGAAATAGTTACTGTTGAAGGTTCTGCTGTTGTTGCCTCACTAGGAAAAGATGAGTTATGAGTTGACATAGCACCAGCTTGTTGTCTTGTATCTGTTATTGTTCCTACACTACCACCAGAATTTACTCTTGATAATGCTACAGATGGTGCTAATGAATATTGATAAATTACTTGTGCTATTATTTGGTCAACCTCACCAGAGTTCATTTCTTTTAAATCTCCAGCGTCATAATATAAAGGGGCTCGTATCGCCATAATGTATTCTCCTATGAAGCACTTCCGACTATTGTTTTTTGTAGGACTCCTGCTGAATTGTAAACACTTAAAGATGATGATGTAGAAAAAATAGTTGAAGTTGCATAACCTGTTGAAGTATTTAAAATTACACCACCTGCACGGTCTGGAAAAACAATGTCATTAGAACCAGTTGGGTCTTCTACTTTTAAAGTAGTATAATAAGCATTTGCTGTTGCACCTTGCATAGTGATTTTATCACTTGAAACTGAAACATCTCCATCTAACGTAATCCACGGTGTAGCGTGTGTAGATTTAATAATACCATATCCACTTCCATCTGAATAGATTCTCAATCCATCAATAACAAATTCATTTGCTTGTAAAGAATCATTAATTTTAATTTGTGAAGAATCTGTAGACGCAATTGTATTTCCAATAAATGAAAGTGTTCCTAATATAGCAGTCCCACTTGAAGTTGTAATAGTACTTGCTATTATATTACCTACATTTATATTACCAGTTGTTGTTAAATTTTCATTACCAAAACTTAAAGTACCACTTGAATCTGTAATCAAAGAGTCTGATAATTGTAAAGTACCTGCATTTACTATAGGCGTTGTTAAAGAAGTAGTAATATTAACAGCGTCTACTAAACCAACTGTAAATGTATCTGGTGATGATACAACAGCAGTTATTTCATTTGGAGCACCAAATACTTTTAAAGTTTGTCCTGCACCAACGGCTTGTATAGTTGAAGTTGAGTCTTCAATAATCCATCCAGCAGTTGCTGTTACAACGGCATTAATTTCATTTACAGCACCAATAATACTCGTTGCTGATAACGAAGCGTCTAACGTTCCTATATCGCCAAAGTCATCTGCCGCTAGCGCATTAAATTGCGTTCTAAACGTTTCTAGTGTATCAGTTATATTAATTTTTCTAGCAGCCATTGTTATTTTTTAATTACTTCTTTAATTAAATCCTTAATCTCTCTTAATTCTTTTTTTAAATTATTTATCTCGGAACACATACCTCTTAATTGGTCTGCATTCTCTTCTCTTTGTCTTATTCTTTTCATATAAACAGCATATTCATTACTTGTTCTAACTATCGCATTAGTACTAACATCTCTAACTAAATTTGAGTGTCCTTCAACTTTCAATACTCCGTTTGCCATATTCTATATTGCCAATGCAATTCCTCTCATATCTTTACAGATTGGTGGATAAGATGATATAGTTCCTTTCATTACAATTTTAATTTGGAATGAAGTGAAATCATTTAATCCACTAACTGAATATTTGTATTCTCTAAATGTATTATCATCTTCTGCAGGAGGAATTGAAATATCTTCGCTACCATCTGAATTAAATGGCAACCAATTTATATCTTCAATTTTTCTAGTTTCAGAACCACCAGATGTTCTATAATAAAGTCTAATTAAAGAACTTGAACGAACATTTGCTGATAGTCTTATATCAAGAGAAGTAGAATTGTTTTCTAAAACTATTGGTCTAGTTAAGTACACACCTGCTGTTGAACTTCCAGTTGGAGAAGTATCGTCAACAAAGTCTGGTGTATTACCAGATGTTGGACTATTTAATCTGTTTTGTATTGTGTATGCACTAACTCTTTGTAAATCTATAAGTGGTGATAGTTTAGTATTTGTACTTGACATTTCTACATTTACATATAAAGATTTTAAACCTGACATTTCATTTGTTTCATTAATTCCACTTGCAACCATTTTAGGTGAAGTACAATAGATATTATCATTTGCAATTATAGACCCAGCGTTTGCAACTGCAACTGTACTAAATTCTCCTTCTGAACCGTGTATTGATTGTCCAGTAGTAGGTCTTAATCTATAAAATATACTCGTACCTGGTAAAGTCATTGTTGATAAATTTAAATTAAGAACATCATACAATCTATTTTGTGTTGCATAAACAGCATTACTTCCAATATCTCCGTTTGTAGTTGCGTTTGTTGAACCTGGTATTTGTATATCATAACTATCTAAAGTTATGTTTGATATACTTGTATATGTTCCATTAATTGAACTATGCGCTAATCCGTTATATGTTCCTGAAGGAACTCCAGATATAGTTACATTGTTTGATGTGCCGTGCATACCGTGATTTGGATGATACACTCTAACAATATCAGAACCGTCTGTTGTTCTAATTGGATTGTTTCTTAATTTTCTTGCTGGTAATTCGTCATTAACAAGTGTAATTCTACCAACAGCGTCTGCAAATTCTGCTCTCTTTAATGTAAATTTAATATCTTCGTTTTGTTCAGCAGTCCAAGTTGAACCATTTTGAGATTTAAACATAACACCAGCATATGGTTGTTGTGATATTGTTCTATCAGAACCTAATACTGTTTCACCTAATCTTCCAACATAAGCATTATACTCATTTGAGTTTGCAAGTACAACAAAACAATACTCAACATTTTCTTGTACATATACAGGACCTGAAAAAGTAAATGTAGTTGCTACTGTTCCATCAGCACTTGTATTAACTGAACCTGGATTTATTGTTGTTTCACTAAATGGTAATATTGTTGATCCTGGATATCCATTTACAACTTCTCTTATTTGAACTGTAATTGGAATATTACTATCTTTAGTACCGAAAAATAAATCAACAGAAGTTAAGAATACACCACCAACATCATCAATCATAAATGTTTGTGCTAATGGGTCAACCCAACCAACCGTTCTTTCACTTCGTCTTGTAGATGTTCTTGTAATACTTCTGTTTTCAGTTGTAGCCTGTCTTTCAAGTCTAGGTTCTCTTGTTGATATAATTGTATTCTGTACAGTTTCTAAAATTCCTCTTGCGACATAATCTGCTTCTCCTGAAGTTTCTACATCTGAACTTGTATCATTTGTAGATGAACTTGTTAATCTGAATACTCTTTGACCAGTACGCCATCTTGGATTTGCGTCAACAGTTGGATCAGGAATTGCAAAAGTACCTGAACACGCACCATTGGCGTCTGTTACAATATTGCCACCTAATGAACCACCGTTTGGTGTACAATAAGTTGCTACTGCAATATTATCAAAGTAAGGATAAACTCTTGTATTTGGTTTCATTCTTGAACCAGCAAAAGTTATTGTTCTACTTCTAACAAATGGTACGAAAGCAACATTAACAATTCTATCACCTATTGAATTTCTTACTACTTGAGGAACTAATCTTTGTCTTAATCCTGTTCTTGTTTGTTGAACATTTTGAGCAGTTTCTATTTCATCAACAGCAAATACTCTTCTTCCTGCTCTTCCGCCACCAACTTGTCTACTTGCGACATCTCTAGTTGAACCTGACCAAAAATCTTGCCAATCGTTCCATATAGTTCCAATTTCAACTCCTTGTAAACCATTGTTTGGAATTCCAGAAACTAACGTATCAAAACCACCAACATTGTTTATAACTAATTCTGGTCTTCTTTCTGTTTCTTTCCACTCATCACTTGATGGTGTTAACTCTATTGTACCCGACCAAGTAAAGACATCAAATGGATTAACATTGACACTCTTACTTGCGAAAGGTTGTGTTATTAAAGCAGTTTCAGTATAAGGTAATGTTAAACAATCTCCAGTTTTTTGATATGTTCCATCCGTTCTATCTGTTGCTAAAATAGCAGTACCATCATCATCTGCTTCTATTAATTGTACTGCGTCCTCATTGAACATAGGTCTTAATTGACCTCTTGCCATATCAATAGATGATTTGTAATCTATATTTCCTACATCACCTATATTGTGACCACTAAAGTTGTCTACTATAATTCCGTTTTTAAATCTATCAAAACCATTTGCGTCTTGTATTTGTAAATTTTGTGCTTGTGTTTCTAACAATGATAATTGAGTATAATATTCCATATTCTCAATTCTAGTTTCTAAATAACCAATATCTCTCATTGTATATCTTCTATTATCAACTGCTTTAATAGTAATATCATCTAAAGATAAAACATAAGATGGCATTTCTAAAGTATATAATAGCATTGCGCCATCTAAAGATTTTGGAACTTGAGGAACCAATGCACTTGCACCTTTAGAAACTTTAAAGTTTCCTTCTTTATCTAAAAAGATTTTATCTATTCTTGGTAAGTAGTATTCAAAATCAGAAGTAATATCTGATCCAAATTTAACCATATCAACTGTAGAAGCACCTGTGCCGTCATAAGAACGGTCTTGAACACCTGAATTTATTGTTGAAGCGTCATCTACTCTTGGTCTAAAATCTAAACAATCTCTTAATCTAAATATTTTTCCTGTTGTGTCAGAAGAATAATTTGAAATGTCTTCATAGTTAACAACACCTGCATAAGAGTCTACATCAAAATAATCTCCAGAACCGTGAGAGAAGTAATCAAAATTGACTAGTAATCTTCCTATTGGAGTTATTGCACCATTTTTTAATTTAAGTCTTCCAATGTCATAGAAGTTATCTCTTTGTCCTGTATCTAAAGTAAATCTATCTGTAATATCTGTATCACCTGCTATTGCGTCTGTAGAAAAATTAGCTGACATATAAACATTATTAATTTTATAAACGTCTGCTTTACCTAGACCACATATACCTGCTTCAATATTTGGTTGACTAGTTACTTGTACTGTTTGTGCTGAAGCTAAAGTTTTAGTTTTAGAACCTGCAACACTTTTATTAACTGTTGCTAATATTTTTACTTTATGTCCTTGATAATTAGTACCAAAAGTTAATGTTAAAGTTTTACCAGTTGGAGAACCACCTAATGTAAATATTGTTCCTGCTAAATGGTTATCACCACTTAAACTTAATACGGCACCAACTTCTCCTGATACACCTGCACCCATTGACATAATAGATACAGCATAGTCTGATTCTTTTAATCCACTAAATGTTTCATTTGTTCCTGCTGTAATTGTTATATCACCATTTGATGATAACGTTCCTGTAAATGCTCTTCGTACAGTAAAGTTTGTATCAGTTATTCCTGAATTAACATTTGTTTTTAATGTCTTAACTGTTTCATTTGGCATTTCAAATATTGAAATATTTTTACTTGGTTCTTTTACTGCACCTCGTCCTCTAGTAAAAGATGATTTGGTAACATCAGCACCTGCACCTAAAGTTACTGCAAAACTTGTATCATTAATAATATAAGCAACTTCATTTGTTTCTGCAAGAGGAGTATTTGTTATATATGTAATTTTATCTCCAATTTTTAATTCATCTGTAAATCTTGTACCAAATCCACTAATTATTTTTCCTGCACCTGCGACAGATAATGTACCTGTCATACTAACATTATCTCTCACTACATCAGCAGTATACGTTGGAGAACCTGCCATTGCAACTTGTTTAATATCAGAAGGACCAAAAACTGTAGCCGCTTTACGTCCTACTCTATCTGCTTGTAAAGTCGCTGTAGCACTTGATGTTCCACCTGTAATTGTTTCGCCTGGAAGAAAAGTACCTTGTACATTTGAAACTACTACAACACCGTGTGTTGCTGTTCCACCAGTACCAGGGTTTGTTGTATTAACAGGAGTTATTCCATCTGCGTGATACAAAAACCAATTATTAGTACCTTTATCTCTAACTACAAACGTTCCACCAGTAGTTACAACTGAATCAATTGCCCAAGAAGTTCCAACACCTGCAATTGTAATTTGTTGTCCATCTTGTAAATTGTGATTACTTGCAATTTGCGCTTCTGAAGGATTTGCTTGAGTTAATGTATTAATTGTAACTGTTTCTGTTGCTGATGATGATTGAACTGTACCAGTTGCACCAGACGGTGATGATACGGTTTCACCAGTTGTAAATGCTTGTGCTTCTAAAATATTTAAATGATTAAACATTTCTACATCAAATACATAATGTTTATAAACAGCAGTTGTTAAACCACCACTTGAAAAAATATTGTTTGTAGCATTACCAGATGAATATTCAAATCCTCTTGATTTTGCTCTTCCTATTAAATTGATACCTGCGTCTGCACCATTATTAGGAGTACCTCTAACAGCAGTTGCTGTTTTATGTAAAGTAATATTTTTAAATGATTTTTTGGAAATCTTGTATTATTTTAAAAATATTTCATCCTTAAATATTGATGGAACAAATTTTACTTTAAATGATGAGGAATTTAATAAAATTAAAGAAATAGCGATAAAGGATAGGAAAGCGTGACTGGTAGTAAAATTATCAAAAAAAGATAAGAAAAACGCTAAAGTTGTCGAGAAGTCAGTCGAGCGAGGTTTTGTGTTT